ACCATCGACACCATCGACACCATCGACACCATCGAGATCAATGAATAGAACAATCAAAAATAGATTTAATTTTAAACCATTACAAACATATGGTTATTCACATAGTAACGATTCCGTATCTGGAAGAAATGAAATTGTAAATCTTGATTTTCCTGAATCATTAACAATAAACACACCTATAGCAAATAAAAATTCATTACCACCCCCTATTATACCAACAACTCAAATAAATACAAATAATATTGAACTGTCTAATTTTACTGTTCCTGATGTTCCATATGGATGTCTTAAAAATGGTATGAAACCAACATATCGTAGTTGGATGAAAAAAACACAAAAATCAACAAATTTCGATATTCCTATAGAAAACCCTCAAGAACCACAAATACAACAATTAAATAATCGTGAAGAAAAATTAAAAGATTTAAAAATGAAGTTATTATCTAATAATACAGAAAATGTATCAAGTATAATGAATGTAAACAAACCAAAAAAATATTTAATTAAAAGAAAATCTAAAAAACGTTATACATTGGGTAAATCTAAAAAAAATAAAACAATCAGTGTTCTTATAAAAGGTGATGGTTTAAGACGTAAAATAACACACGAAAAATTATTACTTCGTAATAAAAATATTATTGATATAAAAAATTATTTAAAAAAGCACGGTTTAATAAAAACTGGAACAATGTGCCCAGATGACGTATTGCGTAAAATGTACGAAAGTGCTATTCTAACTGGATATATAAAAAATAAAAATAAAGATGTATTAATACATAATTATTTAAATGATTAAAATTACAGAAATAAAATTGATTTAAAAATATATTATTACATTATAACAAATAAAAATGATTATACCAATAAAATGTTTTACTTGTGGTAACGTATTAGCCAGTAAATATCGCTATTATTTAGAAGAAGTTAGAAAACTGAAACAAGAAAAAGATATTGATGGTAATGAAGTTGTATATTTAACAAAATTGTATAATGAAAGAAGTCCGGAAGCTATTGTAATGGATAAAATCGAAATTACACGTATATGTTGTCGTCGTCACTACTTAACACATGTTGACATTGATTAAAATATTTATATTATATATATGTCAACATCTAAAATAATACCGTTTAATGATAATAAGAAAAACAATAATAATAATAATAAGAAAAATGTTTTTTCTTTTAAAAATATAAGTGAAAAAATGAAAAAATCATTAAAATCATTAAAATCATTAACAAAAACAAATTCATCAAAAAAAACAAATTCATCAAAAAAAATTATACCAAAAGGTGGCAAAAATACTTCCAAAAATTTAAAAAAAAAGAAAAACACATTGTTAAAGAAAAAACTAAATAAAAATAAATTTACTTTAAAAAAAATGAGAGGTGGAACAAGTTGTATGTTACCATATGAATTTTGCGACGTTTATCAACATCTAAAATATACAACTAACTATAATAGTGAACTTATGAACGGAACAGAAAGAACACATAATCCAAGTCCTGTTATTCAATCATTAGGTAAACACTAAAAAATAAACATTTATAATAAATACATTATTATTATTATATCAATATCTATAAATAAAATTTTCTTTATACATATTAAATGGCACCAAAACCTTTACCAAAAACTCTTAACGACTTATGTAGACCTGCAGCACTATATTTTGTATTAAATATTATTGCTATTATTGTTATAGCATATCAAAACTTTGGAAATACTAATAAATTATGTATTGGTGAATACAGTTGTGATGTACCAAGTACTATGTTAGTTTTTTCTATTGAACTTGTATATGTTTTATTCTTTACTTGGGTATTAAATTTAATTTGTAAAGAAGGTTATAGCACTATATCCTGGGTAATAGCATTATTACCATTTATTTTATTTTTTGTTATTTTAGCATTATTTATGATTGGTCATTAATTATTTAACTAACTATATCTTATATAATGAATTAATATAAGAATATAAAATACTTATATTAACTATATATATGTCAAATGACTATGAAAATACATCGTGGGAAATAATAAATAAATATTTTTCAGATAACCCCAGTGCTCTTGTAGAACATCATTTAGATTCATATAATTTATTTTACAATAAACAAATATTCAATATATTTCAAGAAAGAAACCCTATCAAAATACGTAAATCATATATGGAGAAATTAGATACTTATAAATTTCAATGCGATATATATCTTGGAGGTAAATCAGCATCAAATATTCATTTTGGAAAACCTATCATATACGACTCTAATAATATACATTATATGTTCCCTAATGAAGCGCGATTAAGAAATATGACATATGGTATTACTATATATTATGATGCTCATGTCGAATTCACTATAACAAATGAAAAAGGTGAAAAAGAAACAGGAAATCAAAACTATTCCAAAATATTATTAGGTAAATTCCCTATTATGGTCCAATCAAATCTTTGTTCATTAAAAGGTCTTGATCGTATGTTACGTTTTAATTTGGGAGAATGTAAAAACGATTATGGTGGTTATTTCATAATTGATGGTAAAGAAAAAGTTATTGTTCCACAAGAAAAATTTGCAGATAATATGATGTATATACGTAAAAACAATGAAGATTCAACATATACTCATACTGCCGTAATACGCAATGTTTCTGAAGATGCTTCCAAACCGGTAAGAACATTAAAAATTCATATAGTTCGTCCAGACCAAAAATATTCAAATCATCATTTTGTTGTCGAAGTTCCTAATGTACGTAAACCTATACCATTATTTATATTATTTCGTGCTCTCGGTATTATAAGTGATAAAAAGATATTAGAATTTATTGTTCAAGATACAGAAAAAAATGAATCATTACTTGATTATTTTATTCCATCCATTCATGATACACACGAAATACTTAATCAACACAGTGCTTTACATTATATAAAAACGTTTACAAAAGGAAAAACATTACATCATTCTTTGGAAATTTTAAGTAATTATTTATTTCCACAATTTGGTGAACAAAACTATATTCAAAAAGCATATTTTCTTGGACATATGACATTCTCATTATTAAAAGTATTTTTAAATATGGAATTACCTACAGATAGAGATAGTTTTTCATTTAAAAGAATAGAAGTTACTGGAAACCTTATTTATGACCTTTTTAATGAATATTTCACATTATATCAAAAACAAATATTTTTAAATATTGATAAAGATATAAACTATCATTATAAAACTCAAATCGAATTAGGTAAACTTACTATTGAAAACACAAAAGAAATTTTTGATTCATCTTTTATAAATAAATATACAAAAGACAGAACAGTAGAGTCAGGATTCAAAAAAGCATTTAAAGGAAACTGGGGAGCATCTTCACATACGAAAAGACCTGGTGTTTTACAAGATGTTAACAGACTTTCAAGAAATTCATTTATATCAAACTTACGTAAATTAAATTTACCTCTTGACTCAAGCGCAAAAGTTGTTGAACCACGTTTATGTCATAGCTCTCAATATGGTATCATTGATCCAATTGATACACCAGATGGAGGAAATTGTGGTCTTCATAAACATCTTACTATATGTTCATACATAACAAATGGATATAGTTCTTTTAAAATGCTTGAATGGATGCAAAAAAATATAGAATTTCAGCAACTTGAAGAAGTTGAACCTAAAGATATTTATGGTAGAGTTAAACTATTCTTAAATGGAAGATGGATCGGTATATGTCATAATATTTATGAAATTGTAATGCTAATGAGAAATTGTAGACGTATCGGGTTAATACCATTATATACAAGTATATCATATAAAGTATCTCAAAAATCTATATATGTTTTTACTGATTATGGAAGATTATGTAGACCGTTATATTATATTACTGAAAATCAAAAAATAAATTTACCAAAAACTATATCAAATCTAAACTGGCAAGAAATTATATCAGGAAAAAAAAATACAGATATAAATACATTTAACTTTAAAGAAAACTTATTCTATAAATTAGAAGATTTATATGGAAAAAATAATAATATGGATGAAATATTTAATAATAATCGTGCTATTCTTGATCTTGTAGATACAAATGAAACTGAATCACTTATGATAGCACATAATAATACTCAAATTGTTGAAAAACAAAAACTATACACTCATCTTGAACTTCATAATTCACTTATGTTCGGTTATATGGGAAATATGGTTATCTTTCCTGAACATAATCAATTACCTCGTAATTTATTCTCTTGTGGTCAAAGTAAACAAGCAGCTTCTTTATTCCATACAAATTATCAACATAGATTTGATAAATCAAGTATCGTTCTACATTACGGTCAAGAACCTCTTGTAAAATCAAGATACTTATCATTATTCAAAAATGATGAACACCCATACGGTGTAAACGTTATTGTTGCCATTGCTTGTTATACTGGATATAATGTAGAAGATGCTATACTAATTAATAGAGGAGCTGTAGACAGAGGTCTATTTAGAACTACATACTATAATACTTATGAAACAAGAGAAGAAATACAAGGTGTAGGTGGTGGAGAATCTAATATAAAAATTATAAACCCATATAAAGAAAATGTTACTAACATAAACAGTAATTATAATTATGAACATTTAAATGATGATGGTATGATAGACGAAGAAACACCTGTTAGTGAAAAAACTGTTATAATTGGTAAAGCTATTTATGATGAATATAGTGAAACTTATACTGATTCATCTATTACTACAAAAAAAGCACAAAATGGAATTGTTGATAAAACTTTCTTAAGTAGTGATGAAGATGGAAAACGTATAGCAAAAGTAAGAGTGAGAGAAGAAAGAATACCTGCTATCGGTGACAAAATGTGTAGTCGAGCTGGACAAAAAGGAACTATCGGTCTAATTATTGATGAAGATGATATGCCTTTTACAAGCAACGGTGTAAGACCTGACCTTATAATTAATCCACACGCTATACCTTCACGAATGACTATCGGCCAATTAATCGAATGTGTTATGGGAAAAGCTTGTCTTAACTCAGGTATGTTTGGTGATACAACCGCATATTGTAATGATAAAAACGGATATAAAATTTTTGGTGACATGCTCGCAAAAAATGGTTACAATTCACACGGAAATGAAATTTTATACAATGGAATGTCAGGAGAACAAATTGAAACTGAAATATTTATAGGACCAACATACTACTTAAGATTAAAACATATGGTTAAAGACAAAATCAATTATCGTGCTAAAGGGCCTAAAATGTCACTCACTAAACAACCTGTTAAAGGAAGAGCCAATGATGGAGGATTGAGAATTGGTGAAATGGAACGTGATGGTGTTTTAGGACACGGAGCATCCAAATTTTTAAATGAATCTATGCTTGAAAGAGGTGACCTATATTATCTTGCTATATGTAATCAAACAGGAACTATTGCTTGTTACAATGAAGAACAAAATATATTCTTTAGTCCTTTTGCGGATGGACCTGTCAAATTTGATGGAACTGTTGACGATGAATTAAAAATAAAATCAATAACACAACACGGTAGATCTTTTAGTATTGTAAAAGTTCCTTATTCATTCAAATTATTAATACAAGAATTACAAACTATGAATATTCAAATGAGAATAATAACTGATGATAATATCGAACAAATTATGAATATGTCATATACCAAGGATTATCAAAAATTAAACAAACAATCAACTGGTGTCGAAGTTAATGATTTAAATAGTATTGCTAATGTTATATCAAGAAAATTAAGAGGTGAAGAATCACAAGAAGAAAATATTCGAAATCAATTAATAAGAGGTGCTATCGAATTACCAAATGAAACACAAGAAGAATTATTAAACACTTACACACCAGCATATAATAAAGATGTATCACCACCTTATGCTCCTGGTCTATTAAGAGCATACACACAAGAAGAACAAAATGATATTGATAATGGTATAAGAACTGCTGATGACATTGTATTGCAACAACAAAATATACAAAATAAAGAAATCACCAAATTAAGAAAAAAAGAAATCGAAGAAGAATATTATAATAGTTACAAGGTAAGATACCCTAACGCTATTGATGATATTATGAAACCATTTTTTAAATATTATAAAAAACGTTATCCTAATGCTACTAATGAAATTATAAATATGGCATACGATAAATTCTTAGATGATGGTGAATTCATTGACGCAAATAATATATTAATACCCGAAGATTTTGAAAAAGAAGATAGTGATAATATTAAGAAAAAAACAATTATCAAAAATAGTGGCTCAAATTATTTACCAGATAATAAAAGTGGTTTCGATGAATTAGCAAATGATGAATACCAGTATGAAAACACTAATGTTAAGGATAATAATGATGACAATGATGATAATGATATTATTGATAATGAAAATGAAAATGAAACAAATAATGACACTGATAATAATAAGGGTATAAATATTAATGATATAAATGACGGTAAATTCATTCTAAAAAAATTGGGATAAATTTATAACCAACTAATAATTTTATATAATAAAATTGAAAATATATAAAAGTAATCATATTTATATATTTTATATATAGTAATAATGTCCTCAAACATTACAAATTCAACTGTTAGTGTATCAGAATTTTCAAAAATTTATAAAGCGCGGGAAACTTTAATTGATTTATTAAATGAACAACAATATGACGTATCCGAATATCAAAATATTAGTAAAGGTGAATTACATTCTATGATTAATAATAAACAATTAGATATGTTAATTGAAAAAAAAGATAAATCAAGTAAAATGTACGTAAAATCTTACTTTATTTTAGGAAAACCTATCAAAAAAGATGTTATAACCGCAATGGTTGATGATCTATTTAATATAGAACAAATGTTAAATAAAAATGACACTTTAATGATTCTTGTAAATGAATCACCACACGAACCTATATTAGCCTACTTAAAATTTCTATGGAGCACAGAAAATATATATACGGTTGTTATGCCTTTAGCTAATTTACAATTTAATATATTAAATCACTCACTTGTTCCAAAACACGAAATATTAAACGAACAAGAAAAAAATAACTTTATGAATTTATACAATGTAAAAAATAACAATCAATTACCAGAAATATCAAGATTTGACCCAGTAGCACAAGTTATTGGATTAAGACCAAATGAAGTATGTAAAATAACAAGACCAAGTAAAACATCTATTACATCATTATATTATCGTGTTTGTTTAAATGAATAATTATTATAACATAACATTTATAACATAACATTTACAACATACAATTTATATTAACAAAAATAAATTATAATATATTGTTTTTTTATACAATATAATGACAACAAAACAAACAAATTATAATGATTATTTAGAATCCAGAAATAAACGTGCTACTTACCAAAAAATTAATAAAGATAAAAAAGAAGTTTACTCACATATTTATTTTTATAATTGGGGATTAGCTATAGGGACTTTTTTACTCGCATACAAAACATATACTATATTTACAAAACCTATTAATAAAAATTAATTATAATATATTTTAATGAAACTATTATTTATATACAAATAATATATTATGAGTGATTTTGAAAACACGGCCAATGAAAATAACGATTTAATTGTAAATTTATCAAAACAAAAAGAATTATTAGAAAATGAAAATAAAAAATATGTTGAATCGTTACATAAATACGAATCAATAAGTTATAATTATGCTATATTAAACATTATTGGTGTTATAACTTTAATATCTGCTTATAAATATATTTCAAATATCAAATAATAACAATATATTTAAAAAAGGTTTTCTACTTTAAATATATGAGTAATAAATTTATTGATGATTTAGAAAAAAGACATGATAAAATGGTTAAATTAATAGAAAGTGAAAGTGATAATTCACAAGAAAAAAAAATATTATCAGAAAAATCATTCATTGATGATCAAGCAAATATTAATACAAATGATGTTATGAAATACAATGGAAATATTAATATTTATGTAGGAAAAAATAATTCATTCAATGGTAATGGAAAATATATTGGATGTTATAAAAATACAAATACACCAAACACAAAAACTGACTATAATGTTCCTATCAAACATAATATAAGTCAAGAAGAAGCTTATAATACTTGTCATAATGCTGCTTTACTAACTAATAATCCATATTTTTCAATCAGTGGTAAAAATATAAAGGACTCTCAAGAAATTAACTATTCTTGTCGTGTGGGAAATGAACAACTACTTAATCGTTATATTGATACTGGAAAAGCTTTTCGTTCAAAAGAATTAAATTCATTTAAAAAAGATGAAATTAAAAATAAAATTGGTTCAAATATAGATGGAAAATTAAAAGTAGAAGACGGTAATTTAAAATTATATACTAATTCTGGTTCATTATTAACATACGCAAATAATGAAAATGGGTATACTGTTGAAAATAATGTTTTTTACGCATTTGAATCTCGATATTTTGATAGTTCTGTAAAAGATATACTTGAAGAAGATGTTATCGCATTATCTTCTAATTTTTTTGAAATTATACATTCATTAAATACGGATTGGAGAAATTCATTTAAAAAACAAGACCTACTTGATAATTCAAAAACACATATGGAATTAGAAACTATATGTAATGATTTTAGAAATTGTGTTGGTTATCAATATATTAAAACTGATAATGATGAACAATATATTATATTATATAATAAAATTTATCACGATTTTAAACATGATAATGAAATATTAAAAAGATCTCATCAAAATTTAATTGGTCTTCGATTTCATAAAGGAATTATAAAAGAATGTGCTTTTTATCATAAACCTAAAAATTTTATCAAAAGTGAACTTTCCATTGAAAATAATGGTGAAGTCATACTAAATATAAATGGTTCACCTAATGTATTAATGAAACCAAGCAACGAAGATAAAAAAATATCTATCGGTAACCCGAATTATATAAATGGAAGAAAAAATCAAAGAAATACATTAAAAGATGGTGAAACGTTACAAATTGGAGAATATATATCATCTGATAATGGTAAATTTAGAGCTATATTGAATGAAAATGGATATTTTGTTCTTGAAGGAAATGTTACTGGTTGCCCACAAGATAGAGTAGGAAATTATATTTCTACAAGTGATAACAATAATGAACAATCTGACGCAGTATATTATATTGATAATTATAATTATTCAACTCTTGGAAATGAAAGTGGTTCAGGAAGTAATGATATCAAATATTTCAATTATATTACAAAAGGTGAATGTATGAACAATTGTAATTTAACAGATAACTGTAATTCATTTACTTATTATAAAAATCAAGCAAAAACCTGTATATTACATAAAAGTGAACAACCTAAATTAAATAAACACAACGGAGCAACTTTTCATAAAAAAAATAATAATAATAAAAATAGTGATATTGAACTTATAGGTAAAAGCGGTTATATTGATAATAAAGGCTTTCTATTTGAACATACTGATGAAGGAAAAAGCTATTATAATATTGAAAATAAAGATAAAATAACTGATTGGACACAGGGTTACACTTCTATAAAAAATACTATACCAAATTATTATGATAATAATGATGAAACAGATAAAAATTTAAATGGTGTAAAACAGTATAATAATTACAACATTGATGAATGTGCTGACGTATGTAACAAAGATAACAATTGTGGTGCTTTCACTTATTATAAAGATGAGGATGGTTTAAAATGTGAAACAATAAATGAAAATAAAAATTATGAACATATACCACATAAAGGTGGATTTATTTATAAAAGAAGACCAGACATTGTAAAAAATAATGAATACTTAAGTTCAAGTGTTAATAGAGACCTTGTAAATGTAGATCCTAATGTATGGAAAAAAATTTCTAATAAAGGAACAATTGTAAAAGAATATATTAAGGGACCTCTTGAACAAGAAATTGACGATAAAAATAATTTTATAGTAAGTGATATAGTTAAACGTGATATAGCTAAAGAAAAAAGGCAAACAAGACGTAATCAAATTAATGCTAAAAATACTGATGATATCATTTACGATGAGATAATTAATAAAAGAAAAAAGGTAGGAGAAGATAATAATATGCTTGGTCCTGTAGAAAAATTTACAAATAGAAAAATAACTGAAGGTTATACTGGTATAGACCAAAATTATTTAAATCAAATAAACAAAGATTATGATGAAAATGAAATGCAATCATTAAAAGATATGGTAAAAGTATATTTAGAACAAAAAAATAATAACGATACTATGAATGCCCTTGATGAAACAACTATGTATGATGTAGAAAAAGAAAATTACTATACAGCACGATTAATAATATTATTAACTATCAGTGTTGTAGCTTCTTTTGATATATTAAGTTATGTAACTAAAAAATAAAATTCTTGGTATAATTTATATAATGTTTAATTCTGACACATTTCAATTATTAATTTTAACTACAGCAGCAGGATATGCTACATATACATTAACAAATATACCAAGAACACATATAATTGAAGGTAATGCAGGTATAGACCAAAACAACAGTGAAACCAACAGTGAAACCAGCAATATAACCAGTAAAATATCAGGTATTGAAAATGAGATAAATGTTATAATAGATACTATAGATAGTTATTATACACAGGATGCAGACACTGGTGATCAAAGTGAGATTAACAAGTTTATTGCAGCAGATAATGGTTATGGTGATCTTAAGGAAGAATTAGATGATTTAAATACACAAGTAACAAAAATTCCTGTATTGCTTGGCAATATTAATGATAATATCTCAGGAGATATAGAAAACATAAACAAAAAACTTGTACAATTAACAGAAATAGAAACAGTAAATCATGATATATTAAATAATAATACAGATAGTATTAAACAACAAATAACTAATCGTAAACGTCTTATTCGAAATAATCAATATTTTGCTCAACGTTATCAAGCAATGAATGATATAATACGTTATATAATAATTATTATTGTAATAATGACATTTTTATTATATTTAAATGCAAGAGGTTTTTTTAGCGAAGGACTATCTGGTATAATTATTCCAACTGTATCATCACTATTCATATTCTTTATATTCTATCAATATATGAATATAGTAAGAAGAAATCCATTAAATTTTGATGAAATACAATGGGATACATCAAGTGAACCTAAAAAAAATGAAAATTTTAATAATATTGTATAACTATTTACATATTTTGTTTAATTTATAATAATGAAAAAATATATTATTATTATATGAGTGATGATTTTAACAATTATTTTTCCAATAAAAAAAAATATGAAGATAATAAAGCAAAAACAGAATTAAGAAAGGCAATGTATCGTAATGAAAATGTATATAATTTACAAAAGACAACAACAACACTTTTTTATTTATATTATGTTGTTGTTACGATATTTACTATAGTATTTGTTTATAAAGGTGTATATAATAATATGTCTATGCTATCAGTTATATTTAATGGTATAATGCTTTTATTATTTCCATTTATTACATATTATTATGTAGTAGATATATTTTTATATATAATACATTTTTTAGTTGATTTTGTTAAAAAGATGACTATTTCAAATATAGTATCGTTATTATTAGTAGTGTTAATAGCAGTAACATTTTTAACATATATAATAGCTATACCAGGTATCCAAATAATAGCACCTATGGTAGCAGTTGGTGCTGGTATATTAGTATTCTTAGGTATAATAGCAAAAGGGGCTTTTGTATAAAATAGTAAATAATGCAAATAAATATAAATTACAATATATGTTTTAATACTATATTATAGTAATGAAACATATGTCATTATTTAATAAAATTTCTGGATATATAAAAAACAATGAAAATACCAAACTAAAAAATATAATAGATGATAGATACATTATAAAAAAAGAATTATTAGATATTGTAAATATAAGTAAAAATACACTTTTACATTTGTCGTGTATTAATCAAAATATATATAGTTGTAAATTATTATATACAAGGGTGCAGAGTGAAAAGGTTAATAAGGATGGTAAAATACCTTTTTATTATGTAATTGAAAAAAATAATATAGAATTATGTAAATTTTTTATAGAAAATAGAACGTGTATTAATGACGATTGTTATTTTACAGCAATTAAAAGTGGTTCAATTGAAATAATAAAGTTGATTTTTAATTATAAAAATAAAAAAAGATTGTTAAATTTGAAAAGGCAGAATATTCTTATAGTTGCTTTAAAAAATAAACGAAACTATAATATTATAGATTATCTTAGTGATAAATGTGATATAAATGAAAAAGATATATATGGTAGAACATCAATGCATTATGCCGCAGTAGCATTACGTGCTGGTCATAATAAAATTATATCTCAACTTGCGAGAAAAGGAGGTGATATTGTTTATCGTGATGAAAATAATTTATCGCCTATAGATTATTTAAAAAATATCGAATTACGCATTCAAGTGTATAATTTGGCAAAAAAACATGCGATATATTATCGCAGAAGGTTTTTTTTACTTTTTCTTGCTCGTTATAAGTTTTTAAGCTCGACTCATAATTCAGTTAAGTTGTATAATACAATATTTTCAACCCCTGAAATATATCGAAGTATAATGTCTTTTTTATAATTTAATTATTTAATAATGAAAGTGATGCCATTACATTTAATCCTAATGAAATATCTTCATCAGATTCATCATTAATAATATCTTCGGGAAATATTCCGTGTGATTTACCTGGCCACCCAGGTCCCCAACAATCATAAACAACACAAGGTGTTATATTACTAAAATAATTAACATTATAATTATAATGTTCAATATCATTATCATAATCAATATCATAATCAATATCAATAATATCATTATCATCACCATCGTTATCGTTGTGATAGTAATCAATGGAAGAACCAATAGCAAATAATGAACCAATTGAGTCAATGTCTTCTAATACACCTAAAAATCTTTGTTTATGTGTTTTTTGATAATCAGCATATTGAATAATGATATCAACTATTTCAGTTGGTAAATATAAATGATTAGGGACGTTATATTCAGTCATTTTTTTATATAATACTAAAAATGTTATATTTATAAATCAATTTTATTTTTATTTATTTTTCTCATTATAGATTACATGTTGAATAATTTAAAATATATGTGTAAAAATGTTTCTGATATTCAAAAACTTCTATTATTTATATTTGTAGTATTTCAAATATTTTTATGGAGTTCTTATTATTATGTTTTAAAAAATAAATCTATTTCAAAATTTTGGGGTAATATACCAAAAAACTTATGGTTTGAATTTCTTGCGTTTGCTGGTGTTGCGTTGGTTTTGAATATGATGTTAATAATATATTTTATTTTAAATAAAAATGTGAATGATAAAACAATTATACATATTATTTACGCAACAATGCTATATTATGGTATTCAAATCTTTTTTTTACCTATAGTTGAATTGTTTCCAAAAATATATACACGCGTATTACTGTTTGTTGCTATTTTGCCTGTATTATTAATAAGTTATTATGCTTATAAAGAAAGTTTAGATAAGGATTTTTTTGAAAGAATATTTTTATTGACAACCGGATTTATACCGTTATATCATGTTATTATAAATGATGCGATACGTTATGGATTATATTTTTAATTGATTGTTACGATAAATATATTATAATATGATGACCTAATGAGCTTAATAAATGTAATAATGAATGATAATTTTCACCTTCAATTGTATTAGTAGAAAAACAATATTTTTTATAGATGTATCCAACAATATATAAGTAAACAACAAACAAAAATAATATTATTGTAACAATAACTAAAAATATTTTTTTTATATTATTAAAATTATTTTTTTTAAATAAACGAATACAACCTTGGTAAACAATATTATAGCATAACATACGATCAATAAATCCTAAATAATAATTTTGTGTGCTATGAAATATAACAGATGAAATGAGTAATACATAAAAAGATATATAGTAAATATAATCTTTTTTTTCTTTTTTTGAGAGATGTAATACATTAGATGTAAAAAAAAATGAACTTATTGTATTTAGTATATTTTTCATATAAATAATATAATTGAATTTAAAAAATATTATTTATTAACCTAAAAATGTATTAAATCTAATTATTAAATCTATTATTAAATATCATCATCGTCATCATCATCGTCATCACCATCATTTTCATATATTATTTTTACATTTCTCCATCCCATTTTTCTATTATGTGTTCCAAAGCGTTTATCCATTAAATCATATAATTTTGATGATTTTGGCGGTTTACCACCAATATTTTGTTTATACCATTCTTGAAATTCATTGTGTAATTCTTGTTTTCTAATATTGTTACCACAACCTTCTTCAACAAGTATTTTTTCATTTATAAAACTTGAAAAGAAATCCTGACCATTACGATATTTATCAGTTTCATTTAGAACAGATGGTACATCTTTTACAACACCACCTGTTTCAAATGTTTTTTCGATCATCATTGATATGAAAGTATCTTTAAAATTTTTACTTGCTAACTTATTATCAAGTTGATAATCTATTTCAAACTGATGAGGGTTTTCTTCCCAAGAATATCTTATACCCAATGAACTTTTTACAACAAATCTTGAAACAAATGGAACAATACGAAATCTACGCCAGGTACCATCGTCTTGCGAGTTAATTTTATATAAATGATTTGTTGCTACCGCAAGTTTAAATTGTGGTTTGAATCTAAATGATTCACGATATAATTGTCTTGCTTGAATTTCGTCACCACCGGTTAGTTCTTTCATTATACCTTCATTGATTTGTTCATCTTCTTGAGGTTCATTGATACAAGCAAAACGAACTCCTTTTAATTTAGCGATAGATGATTGTGTTCCTTCAACACTTGATCTTTTTCCAGTAATATATGAACCGGGAACAACCGAATAATAATCGCCTAATAATGCGGAAAGAATTTCAATAAATTTTGATTTTCCGTTTTGGCCTTTACCGTGAAAATTATTAAACGTTTGATTTAAATCTTTTCCAATTGGTATTGAGCCCAAATATTCCCACATATATGTATACAACTCTTTTTCTGGAAATAATTGATACATATAATTATTTATTTGCTCGACAATAAGAGGGTCCCATTTATCTTTTGGTATATAATTTAAATTTGTTGTCATTGAAATATAATCATCGCGATTTCCTTTACGAAATGTATTATTTGAAAAATCGATAATACCATTTTTACATCCAATTAGATTTGGATTTGAATCTAATAGTTTAAAGAAATCTTTATCGTAAAATAAATGTTTCGATTCTTTAATTATTTTTTCTTTTGAAGTTGTATTTTTCAATCTGTCACATATTTTTCTTAATGTTCCGATCCTTTTTTTGGTTTCATTCCATTCAGGATCATCTTCATCTTCAATTGTTTGAAGACGATTTACATAAGGCATTAATTTTGTATTATATAATTGATATTGTTTTGTAGATATATTTAAATATAATGAAGTAGCATTATTCATTTCAACCCAACGATTATTTATGAATTGATACCATGTATTATTTTTTATATCAGAACATTTAAATTTATCACCATACATTTTAAATAATACCATAGCAAAATTATAATCTTCGGGTTCATCAATACTTTTTTGAACATAATAATCAATTGAACTTTTATATATTTCATCAAACTTGTTTATAGTATTAGGGTCATCTCTACAAACATTATACCAATGTTCACGAGCCCAGTAAACAATTGAACCTTTTGTTTTACAATCGTCTCCTTCATTAAAATTTTGCCATTGTTCAAATCGTTCAGACATATCATCAAATGAGAATTCTGTCCATTGACAACTAAATCTCATCCAAACAATAAACATTCGAAAATCAACATTTTTTAAAGCCCAACCAACCTGTATCCACTTATCATAATCTTTATAGTATTCTTCTGGTAATATCATTACATACATATAAATATCACGGAAACTATGCTCTTCACAACACACATCAGTTGTTGCTACAAGAAATTCTTCTATCATAATATCTAATTGTTCTTTACAAGTTACATCAGAATAATCACCACAGGTTGATAATACTAATTTATCTTTACTTGACTTTAAACGACGTATGCGTCGTGGTGCTGTGTTTTTATTATTATTTTCTAGTTTATCTTTAAATTCACTATTTATAGGAAAGAAAGGGTTACCACAATACTGTGCAGATAATTTTCGGAATATATCTTTTTTATCATCATTCGTTTTAGGTAATTCAACTTCAGTATATAATATTTCACCATCTTGTTCTTCAAAAGAAACATTCCAAATATTGATAAGTGAATATTTTTGATTATTTGGTTTATTAGACCCATACATTTGCCAATTTGTTGTTCCTCGGCAAATAGTCTCATCTAATATTGTTTCCCAAGAATTAGTGATAGGTAAATTATTTAACTCATCATAAGAGTTTGTTTTAATTTCATCTAATACCATTTTTCTTAATTCTATTTGATATTTATGTTCAAGTTGAAGTCCTATAATAAGATGTAATCCATCTTTTGTTCTATTATTTTCGGTATCTATATTTACATTAGGTTTTTGAAATAAATAAATAGGTATCATAATATCAGATTGTAAATCAAGTATTTTTTTTATTTGTTCCATATAAATTTCTATAACAGTTAAAGGTAATTCTTCATCATGTTGTCTTCTATCTATTTCTATATCATAACGTAAATCAAGATCAATTAAAATAGGTGACCTTCCATCTTTTAACTGAACTTCTGTCATTGTTTCTTCGTTTTTATTTATGATAACGTGGTTGTAATATAATTCATAAAATTGTTCAATTACATCATCCGGTATATTAAATTTACCACCTGTAATTCTAGTGTGAGTATGGAAAACATTCTTTTCAGTTACCCTATATTTATTTATAAAATCATAATATTTTTTACTATATGCCATGGATGGCTTTGTTGAAGATTTCATTGTAGATATATGTATTATCTCAATATTTTCTCAAGTCAATTTTATTTATATTTCAATTATTTTAAACAATTAATTTACAAAAAAAATCATTATCAGCATTATCGGTGTAATTATATTTATATTAATATATCATTGTTACTATAACATTTAATACTAAATATTTATAACTTTATGATTAATAATTAATATTATAACGAATATTTTTATTAAATATTAATTAAATATTAATT